AGTGGGAATTTGGGGGTGGGGACTACAAGTCCTCAAAACGATTCAAACTACGGAGGGTTTACGCTCAACGGAACCAGCGGTTCAATCATCACGCTCCGCGCAGGAAATGCAAATTCTGGTCGCATCTACACAACTACTGTTGACCAAATAAACATTGATGCCAATGGAACGGCAAGTGGCACTATCCTTTTTAGAACTGGAACGGGCTCCACCGAACGCGCCCGTATCACCAGCGGTGGGGACTTTCAAACATCGTCTGGCGGCAGCGTCCAAGTCGGTGGCACGGCTGCCCGTGCGACAACGGCAGGAACAAACCGAGTTGACATCTTCGACGGCACGGCTCCTGTTGGCACTCTGGCAAACGGGGTATCCTTTTATTCAACCGCAGGTGAAGCAAGAGTTATGGATGCAGCCGGTAACGCCACGCTGCTATCTCCGCACGATACTGAAACGAACGAATGGATTTTCCATTCCAAGCACACCCCGACAGGAAAAGTCCTGCGGATTGATGTCGAGCGTCTGCTGAAATTCGTTAACGACCATTTCGGTCTTGACGCGGTTCACGAATTCATTGAGGAGTAAATAATGACCCCCGTCTGGAAAATCGAATGGATGAACACCACACCGACCTCTGCTGATCCCGCCGAAGCGGTGATCACCGTGGGCTGGCGCTGCAACGGCACACAGGACAGCTACAGCGCAAGCGTGTACTCCACCTGCTCACTGCCCCCTGCTGACCCGGCAAACTTCACCCCCTACGCTGATCTGACGCAGGATCAAGTGCTGGGCTGGATTTGGGCGAATGGCGTGGACAAAGACGCGACTGAGGCTGCGGTACAAGCTCAGATCGACAACCAAATCAACCCACCTGTGATTCAACCTCCTCTTCCCTGGGCAGCATGATGCAAGAGTTCACCATCACCGTGACGGTTGAAGAAGCCAACATCATCGCTATGGGCCTGGGCAAACTGCCGCTGGAAGTGTCTGTTGCGATCTGGCAAAAACTGCGTGAGCAGATTCAGCAGCAAAGCAGCTTGACACCCGCCACGCAAAACGATTAACCTCAGTGCGTACTGGTGCGCTACACCAGGGATTCTTCGGAATCAACCATGTCAGACCAAGAAGTAGCGGTACAGGTCGAACAGACCCCCGCGCCAGCAGAGCTCCAGGTTACGGCACCTGAACCCGCTGAAGCAGCACCACAAACGCCGGAAGCGACCAAGACCTTCACTCAAGAAGAGCTTGACGCCATCGTTGCCAAACGGCTTGCGCGAGAGCAGCGCAAGTGGGAGCGCCAACAGCGCCCCCAGCAGCAAACGTCCGAGACGCCCAAGGAACTGCCGCCGGCAGAACAGTTTGAGTCGGTTGAAGCCTACGCGCAAGCGCTGGCCGAACAGAAGGCTCAACAGCTTCTCCAGCAAAGGGACATGGCGCGCCAACAGGCCGAGCTGCTGGAGACGTATGCGGAACGGGAAGAGCAAGCGCGGGACAAGTACGACGACTTTGAAACGGTCGCCTACAACCCGAACCTGCGAATCACCACCGTGATGGCGCAAACGATTCAGGCTTCTGACGCTGGACCTGACCTTGCCTATTATTTAGGCAGTCATCCAAAGGAAGCTGATCGCATCTCCCGCTTGAGCCCGATTTTGCAGGCCAAGGAGATCGGCAAGATTGAGGCGAAACTCGCCAGCAGTCCAATGCCGGTCAGGAAGCAATCGAGCGCCCCGGCGCCCATCACGCCTGTCACAGCGCGAACGGCTGGAACGCCCGCTTACGACACCACGGATCCTCGCTCGGTCAAAGCGATGGATGCTACTGCGTGGATCGAAGCGGAGCGCCAACGGCAGATCCGCAAGTGGCAAGCCCAACAGCAAGTTTAAGGAGCCATCATGGCAAATAACATTCTTACGATTGACATGATCACGAGGAAGGCTCTCGAAATCCTCGAAAACAACCTAGTGATCACTCGAAACGTGAATCGTCAATATGACGACTCGTTCGCGCAGGAAGGCGCCAAGATTGGTACGACCCTTCGTATCCGTCTGCCGGACCGCGCGCTGGTGACCGATGGTGCTGCGCTGCAAGTGCAGGACGACAATGAGCAGTTCACCACGCTCACCGTCTCTAGCCAGAAGCACATCGGCATCAACTTCACGACTGCTGAACTCACCATGCAGCTCGACGACTTCGCCGAGCGTGTGTTGAAGCCTCGGGTCAGTCAGTTGGCCTCCAGCATCGACGCCGATGTGGCGAACTCCTACCAAGGCATTTTTGCCTCGGTTGGCACGCCTGGCACCGTTCCGTCGACCAGCCTGGTGCTGCTCCAAGGTCAGCAGAAGCTGAACGAGGCCGCCGCGCCAATGAGCCCGCGCTACGCCACCGTTAACCCGGCTGCCAACGCCGGTCTGGTTGAGGGCATGAAGGGCTTGTTCAACCCGGTGTCGACCATCAGCCGTCAGTTTAAGTCGGGCCTGATGGGCGAAGGCATTCTGGGTTACGACGAGATGGCAATGTCGCAGTCGATCAAGCAGCACACGACCGGCACCCGTACTGGCGCGCACACGGTGACCTCCACCGTCAGCACGCAGGGCGCGACGACCATCGCAATCACCGGCACCGGCACGCAGACCATCAAAAAAGGTGACGTGTTCACCGTTGCGAACGTCTATGCGGTCAATCCGCAAACCCGTGAGTCGACTGGTGCTCTTCAGCAGTTCGTAGCGACCGCCGATGCTGTTGCGGTGGCGGGTGCGTACACGGTCAGCGTCAGCCCGGCGATCTACACCTCCGGTCAGGCTCTGGCAACCGTGGACTCGTTCCCGCAGGCAACTGCAACTGTCACCTTCTTGGGCAGCGCCAGCACCCAGTACCCGCAGAACCTGCTCTATCACAAAGACGCAATCGCGTTTGCAACCGCTGACCTTGTGATGCCGCAGGGCGTGGACATGGCGAGCCGCCAAGTTCACAACGGGATCTCCATGCGGATCGTGCGCCAGTACGACATCAACAACGACAGGATGCCCTGCCGTATTGACGTCCTCTACGGCTACTCGGTCATTCGTCCGCAACTCGCTTGCCGTATGTGGGGTTAAACCCTTTCTGTAAAGGAACAAATCATGGCTCTTTCTAATGGTGCAGGCGGCTATCAGGTCGGCGCTGGCAATCGTGCAGAAACCACGATGGGCTATGCGGACACACCGCAAACCGCAACTTCCACGGCGACCCTGACCGCCGCCCAGATTTTGGGCGGTATGCTGGTAGCCAACCCTTCCACTTCTGCTGCAACCTACACGCTGCCGACCGCTGCTCTGATTGATACGGCACTGCCCAACGCTACTGTTGGCAGTACGTTTGATCTGAACTTGGTCAACATCGGTACGTCAAGCGGCACCGTCACGTTAGCTACGGCGACTGGCATCACAGATGGCGGCAACGCCTTTGTTGTGGTAGCCATCACCTCAAGCGCAGCGTTTCGGTTCCGCAAGACCGCAGAGGGTGCGTACACGGTCTACAAGATTGCCTAAAGGAGCTACGTCATGCCGAATACTAAATCTGTTGGCGTGGCGTACTCCGATCCGGCGCTGACGTCGTTTTACCTCAACGCTCCGGTCACCAAGACCGCCAGCTTTACGCTGGGCGAAGATGAAAACTACGTCATCTGTAACGGCTCCGCTGCCAACGTCACTGTGACGTTGCCCAGCGGGGCTGCTTACATCGGACGGACCGTCTACCTCAAAAACTTGTCGGGCACTTACACGGTCATTTCCGCGTCGTCTAACGTCAAGCCGCGTACCTCAAACACTGCTGCCACGGCCATTTTGGCCGCGTCAGCGGGTGCTTGGGCAACGCTGGTTTGCGAAGATGGCACGAATTGGGTCGTTATGGCCGGCAACTGATGGACAGCGGGGGCTTCGGCCCCCGCTGCATACACATGGCAATAATTTACCTGCGGCACCCCAACCACGGCGAAAAAGTCGCTACGATGGAGCTGGAGGCCGAACAGGATGAAAAGAATGGCTGGGTGCGGTATGATCCGGACGAGGCCGAGGCGCCTTCGACCAACGAGCTAGCCGCGCCTGCGCGGCGGCGTCGGAAGGACACCGCTCATGCAGAGCTACTATGACATTGTCACAGACAGCGGCAACAACCCGATCAGCGGCGCGCTGGTCTACGTCTATGACTCGCTAGGCGCGCTCGCAACAATCTATTCCGATGATGGGCTGACGCTTCAGTCAAACCCCATCACGACGAACGCTTCCGGCGGCTGGATCTTCTACGCAGCCAACGGCATCTACAGCGCCGTCATCACCGCTGCTGGCTACACCAGCAAGACTATCACCGGCATCACGTTGAACGACCCGACACCCTCGCAGGGCGCCGTCGACATCCAAGAGTTCACAACGGCCGGCACATCGACTTGGACGAAGCCGCTCGGCGCTCGGTACGTTGAGGTGCTGATGTACAGCGGCGGCTCTGGTGGTGGGTCTGGGCGGCGCAGAAGTGCATCTACTGTTAATTCAGCTTGGGGTGGCGGCGGCGGTGCTGCGGGCTCACGCATGGAGATTCGTGTTCCGGCCAGTGCTTTAAGTGCAACAGAAACGATAGTTGTCGGCGCTGGCGGCGCTGGGGGCGCGGCGCAAACGGTTGACGAAACTAATGGTAATGACGGTAACCCAGGCGCAAGCACTCAGTTTGGTTCTTTTACTGTCGCCAGTAGTTTTGGTGGCGGCGGTGGTGGAACGTCAGGCGGCGGCAGTGGTGGCGTAATGCGTCAACGGCTAGCAGAGTATCGATCTGGGTCTGTGTTTTACGCAGGTGCCGGTGGGTCTGGGACAGCTACCAATGGAAATCCGGGGGGAAGGGGTGGCTATGTGTCTGGTGGTGGTGGCGGTGGTAGTGGCTTTGGTGGCGGATCTACAGCGTCCGCGACTGGCGCAGCGGGTGGGCTAGGCGGCGCATTTTTTTCGGGCGATCCTGCAACGGCAACCGGCGGCGGCGGTGCTGCTGGAACCGCTGGCGGCAACGGCGGCGTAGGGGCTGACGGTCTGCTGGACTACTTTGTCGGCGGTTCCGGTGGCGGTTCTGGAGGCGGTACTGACTTAGTAGCAGGCGCTGGCGGAAAAGGCGGCTACCCTAGCGGCGGTGGCGGTGGCGGCGCTGCTGCGTCTGGAGCGTTTGACTCCGGGGCAGGTGGCGACGGTGGCGACGGGTTCGTGCGCGTGGTGACCTACCTATGAAACAATTTCTGCTCAAGCCTGACGGCACCTTCCCGCCCAACACCAACGTCGAAGCGTTGAAAGCCGCTGGCATTCGCTTTGTGCTGCCTACGCCGCGCCCTCGTCCGTCGCCCGGCATGACGCTGCGCGATACTGAGCCTGAACTGATCAATGGTGTCTGGCACCAGCGGTGGACTGAGGTGCCGGCGCCCGAGGAGCCTACGGAATGACCATCCTCACGCTATCCGGCGCCGGCGTCTCGGCAGGCGACCTGATCAACGGGGCGCTGCGCCTCATCGGTCAGTTGGCCGAAGGTGAGACGCCTTCGCCTGAGACATCGGACGACGCCTTCACGGCGATGAACCAAATGATCGACTCTTGGTCGACCGAACGTCTGTCGGTGTTCTCGACGCAGGATCAAGTCTTTACTTGGCCCGCCAACACAATCAGCCGATCGCTTGGGCCGACTGGTGACTTCGTTGGGCAGCGCCCCATCCTGCTTGATGACAGCACCTACTTCAAGGACACCAGCAGTGGTCTGTCCTACGACATCCTTTTCATCAACCAAGACCAGTACAACGGGATTGCGTTGAAGACTGCGGGGAGCACGTTCCCACAGATGATGTGGGTCAACATGACCTTCCCCAACGTCGAGATGTACCTGTACCCGCGTCCGACGAAGGATCTGGAATTTCATCTGGTGTCGGTGCAGCCGCTCACGCAGGCTGCGTCGCTTAACACTATCCTTCAGTTCCCGCCAGGCTACCTGCGGGCGTTCCGGTACTGCCTCGCGTGCGAGCTCGCGCCTGAGTTTGGTGTTGAGCCGCCGCCCACCGTGCAGCGGATTGCGATGGCGTCCAAGCGCAGCCTGAAGCGCATCAACAATCCCGACGACATCATGGCGCTGCCGTACAGCCTGATCGCGCGCCGTAGGCAGCGTTTCAACATCTTCGCAGGCGGCTACTGATGAAGACGCCCATTCTTGGCGCTTCTTATGTCGCGGCGAGCATCAACGCCGCAAACGACCGCTGCGTCAACCTCTATCCGGAAGTAGTGCAGCAAGGCGGCAAGGAGCCTGCTTTTTTGCGGCGCACGCCAGGGCTTAAACCTGTCGTGCAACTTACAGGCGGGCCGATCCGGGGAATGTTTGTTCTTCCGCAAAACAAATCTAACCCGCAAGTGCCGCAAAACGACGGGCTGGACTTGTTGTTGGTAGTCACGTCAGACGATGCGCTAGGCACCAACACTCGTTTTTGGCTGGTGGAATCTGACTACGGTACGACGCTTCGAACGACCGTCAGCGCTAATTTGGGCGCTGGGCCAGTGTCGATCGCCTACAACGGCGTTCAAGTATTCTTTGCGTGTAGCGATCCATCTGGCAGCAGTTTTATCTACAACGTTGACACCAACCAATTTCAACAGATCACGGACCCTGACTTTCCCGGCGCGTCTTCGGTTGGCCTTATAGACGGATACTTTGTGTTCGCCGAGCCTAACAGCCAAAAGCTATGGGTGACCGCGCTGCTGGACGGCACGTCGGTCGACCCGCTGGACTTCGCAAGCGCTGAAGGGGCGCCTGACAACATTGTGTCGGTGTTGGTTAGCAACCGTGAAGTGTGGGTGTTTGGCGAGACGTCAACTGAGGTCTGGTACAACGCGGGCGGGCCTGACTTCCCGCTTGAGCGCATCGCAGGCGCCTTTAACGAGATTGGCTGTGTGGCCAGGTACTCGACCACCAAAGTGTCTAACCGCGTCTTTTGGCTCGGCCGAAATGCGGAAGGCCAAGGAATTGTCTACCGGTCCAACGGCTACGTTGGCGAGCGCGTCAGCACGCATGCGATTGAAACGGCGATCCGCGCTTACGGCGACATATCAAATGCAATTGGCATGGCGTACCAACAGGACGGGCATCCGTTCTACGTCCTGACCTTTCCGACCGTGGCTAAGACGTGGGTCTATGACCTGAGTACGCAATTGTGGCATGAGCGTGCAGGTTGGATTGACGGCGCCTTTACGCGCTACAGGCCCAACACGATGGCGCTTTTCAACGGCAAGATCATCGCGGGCGATTTTGAGAACGGCAAACTTTACGAACTGGACCCCGACGTCTACACCGACAATCTGCTGCCGCAAAGGTGGCTGCGGTCTTGGCGGGCGCTGCCCACAGGCCAAAACAACCTCAAGCGCACGGTGCAGCACAACCTACAGCTCGACTGCGAGTCAGGCGTGGGGCTGGTAACCGGGCAAGGCTCCGACCCGCAGGTCATGCTGCGTTGGTCGGACGACGCTGGCCACAACTGGTCAAGCGAGCACTGGCGGTCGATGGGCGCGATCGGCGCCACCGGCACGCGGGTCATCTGGCGGCGGCTGGGCAGCACGGTAAGGCTGCGCGACCGCGTCTACGAGGTGAGCGGCACCGACCCGGTCAAGATCGCGATCATGGGGGCTGAACTCACCGCGAGCGCCACCAATGCCTAATCCAACCCCCTTCCGCATTCCAGCGCAGCGCGTGCCGCTGCTTGAGGCCGGGACCGCTGACCTGATGTCGCGGGAGTGGTATCGGTTTTTGAACCGCAGCCCGCGCTACGGATCGTTCTACGACACCACAACGCAGACCGCTGCTGCGATTGACACACCCTACGCGGTCACGTTCAACAGCGAGACGGTATCGTTTGCCATTCAGCGTGGCACGCCAACTTCGCGCATCTTTGTGCCTGATGTAAGCGTCTACGAAATCCAATTTTCGCTGCAACTGGACAAGACCTCAGGCGGCGTAGGCAGTGTCTTTATTTGGCCGCGCATCAATGGAATTGACGTACCGTTTTCAGCCGGCCGCGCCCGCATTCAAGGCAACAACGCAGAGTTGGTTGCCGCGTGGTCGTTTATGCTGAACATGCAAGGCGGCAGCTACTTTGAACTGATGTGGGCGGTCGACACGACTTCGGTACAATTGATCGCAGAAGCGGCGACCGCCTTCTGCCCGGCCATTCCATCGGCCATTCTGACCGTTTCTGAGGTGGCCCTATGAGCTTTAATTTATCTCCCGCACCCCGGCTACAGTTCTTCGACAACGACGGCAATCCGCTCGTTGCCGGCAAACTGTACACCTACGCGGCTGGCACGACCACACCGCTTGCGACCTACACAGACTCGACCGGCGCGACGCCCAACACCAATCCGGTGATTTTGAACTCGCGCGGCGAGGCGAACATTTGGCTAGGACAAGACCCCTACAAGTTCTTGTTGAAGACCTCGACCGACTCCACGATCTGGACGGTCGATAACGTCAGTTCCAACATCTCAGCCGCGCGGATCTTGGGTGCGAATGGCACGGCCGCGCTGCCGACCTATTCGTTTGCCAACGATAGCGACAGTGGCCTGTACCGCGTGGCTGCTGGCCAGTTGGGTCTGTCCGTTGACGGTAAGCCTGTGTTGCGGTCAACCAACGCCGCCATGACCTTTGGCCAAAATTTTACGACTGACACGCTCAACATTATCCAGTTTGGCACATTTAATGGCATCTATGTTGGAACAGGCCGCGCCAACAGTTTGCCCACCAACACCGCTGTTGGTCTTGACGCGCTATATACCAACTCAGCAGGCACAAGCAACACCGCAATCGGCGAAAGCGCGCTGTACGACTCTACAGGAAGCAGCAACACCGCCGTAGGCGCTGCTGCGGGGTTTGAGGTTACAAACGGTGAGTTCAATGTGCTGGTTGGCGCTGACGTAGCCCTTGGCACGACGAGCGGCACTGCGCTTGAAACTGGCGATTACAACGTTATTATCGGCGCCGAAGCTGACGTGTCGGCTTCTTCCAGCAGCAACCAGATTGTCATCGGCAACCGCGTCACAGGGTTTGCCAACGCCTATGCGACACTAGGTGACCAGACCAACAAAGTATACATTCAACTAAATGGTGTAGCTACGACATGGACGGCTGCTTCTGACGCGCGGCTGAAGACTGACATCCAAGACTACAACGTCGGGCTTGCCTTCGTAAACGATCTGCGGCCAGTAACGTTTCGTTGGAAAGCCAAGCGCGACGTGCCGCCCGAGTTTGAACGGCTGCACGCAGACGACGCCGCGCCGTGCATGGGCGCATCTGATACGACCTACGAAGGCTTCATTGCTCAAGAGGTCAAAGCGGCGATTGACAAGCATCAATTGCCCAACGGTCAATCAATCTGGCATCAGGGCGACGACGGCACGCAGAGTCTGTCGCCTGGCGCGCTCGTCCCTGTTCTTGTGCGCGCGATTCAAGAACTGAGCAAACAAATAGATGAGCTGAAAGCGCTAAAAGCATGAACGTTCGTAACGCAGACAAGCCAGACTTGGCAGCGTTGGTTGATATGGGGGCCAAGTTCCACGCGATGTCACCAGTGCATCAAGCGATTCCGTTTGACTACGAGAGCTTTTATCGTTTTTGTGACACGTCGCTTGACAACCCTGACATTGGCTTTTGGGTAGCAGACCAAGACGGCGCATTAGTGGGCATGACCGCTGCAATTGTCTACCCAGCCTACTTCAACGCACAGCGCCATATCGCGCAGGAGTTGTTTTGGTGGGTAGATGAAGCCGCTCGCGGCGTCGGCGCCGGAAAAGCGCTGGTAGAGGCTATTGAAAACTGGGCGCAAAGCACGGGTGCAGACGCTGTCTTCATGCTTGCGTTGGCTGACAAAAACGAGGAAAAGATGCACAATCTGTACGCCCGCCGTGGCTACCGTCCGCTTGAGCGGACGTTTATAAAAGAGGTGCTGTAATGGCTATCGGAACCGCAGGGGCAATTATTGGCGGCTCGCTACTAAGCGGCGCGATGGGCGCCCGCGCGTCCCGCAAAGCAGCCGCCACGCAAGCGCAGTCTGCCCGCGAGGGCATGGAGGCGCAAGAGCGGATGTTTGAGCGCCAGCTTGAAACTCAAGCGCCGTTCCGGCAAGGCGGTTTGGCAGCGCAAAATATGCTGATGCGTGAGCTGCGGCGCCCCCGACAGTACCGCCCTTCAGCCGGACTGTCGGCTGCGGACATTAATAGCCAACAGTTTCAGCAGACGGCGGGGCTGTCACCGGGCGAGATTGCAGCGCAACAGTACGCGCCTTCCGAAGGGCTAGGGATTAACGAACTGGCCGCGCAACGGTTCAATTTTGAAGCCGACCCCGGCTATGCGTTCCGGATGTCCGAGGGGCTGAAGGCGCTTGAGCGCAGCGCCGCTGCACGCGGTGGGCTCCTGTCAGGCGGCGCCGGCAAGGCGTTCCAGCGGTTTGGCCAAGGTTTAGCCTCGCAAGAGTACGGCAACGCCTTCCAGCGGTTCCAGCAAGAGCGCGCGGCCCGTGCAGGCTTGGGCCAAATGGAGTACGGTCGGTTTGCAAACGAGCAGGCGCGCCGCGCCGGGCTTGGCCAGACCGAGTACGGCAGGTTTGCTGATGAACAGGCTCGGCGTCAGGCGCTGGGCCAGATGGAGTACGGCCAGTTTGCAGGCGAGCGCAGCGCGCGCCTCTTGCCGCTTATGCAGATGCAGCAGTCTGGCCAAGGGCTTGCGTCCAACATCGCAGGCCAGATGGCAAACCTTGGCGCGGCCCAAGCGGGCGCTGCCGGTCAGATCGGCGCTGCTGGCGCTGCTGGCCAGATCGGCGCTGCAAACGCGCTGACCGGCGCGTTTGGCACTGGGGCAAACCTTTATATGCAAAACCAGTTTATGAACCAACTGGCTGCGCGAAACCCCTACATAGGGCTGACTTATGGCGGCGATCCATACGCCTACGCAGCCAGCTACGGCCAAGGCAGCCTGTAAGGAGTCAGCATGGCAATCAACCAACTGATCGCCGCCGGCATTCAGCAGCCTCGGTTTGAGTCTCCGCTGAACATGATGGCGCAGTTCGCCCAGCTTCAGCAGGCGCAGCAAGCCAACGCGCTGAACCAGATGCGGATGCAGCAGATGGAACGCCAGATGGCGCATGAAGAGGCGCTGGGCGGCATGGACTACGCGACGCTGTCGCAAAACCCGGAGGCAGCCTTGCGTTACGGCGCGCCAGGACGTGCGCTGTACGGCGAGATGTTGAAGGGTCAACGTGAGCGTCGGCAGGGCGAGCAAGCCCAGCGTGACGCAGAGCTTAAATCGCTTGGCACATTGCGTTTCGCCCTTGCAGATGTCAATGACCAACCGTCGTATGACCGTTGGCGTGGGCTTGTTGGGCAGTTGGCGCCCAGTTTGAAAGACGCAGTCAAGCCAGAGTACGACCCGGAAGTGGTCAAACGCTATCAAGTTGAAGCGGACAAACGGCTTGAAGCGTTCTCGCCAAAACCCACCCAAATGCGGCTGGGCGATCGTGTCGTGACGATCGATACGAACCCCAACAGCCCGACCTACAATCAAGAGATCAGCACGCGGGCGATGGGCGTCGAACCCAAGTCGCCAGAAGAACTTGCGCGCATTGGCGCCGAAACCCAGCGAGCACTTGCGGCTACTGATGTATCGCGGGCTGAACTGGCGGGCACGCTGCCGGCCCGACCGGGCGTGCAAACAGAGTTGACACGCCTGCTCGCGGAGCGCGACAGACTCGCGCCTAACGACCCCAATCGTGCGGCGTATGACGCGCGGATTGAAGCGTTGGGCAGGGTTGGTGGTACGACCGTAAATGTTGGCGCAGGCGAACGGGAAGAAGAAAAAGCTCGCGGCGCAGGGTTGGCTAAAGAAGAAGAAACAGTGTCGACGCTGGCGCAATCTGCCCGTCGTCAGTTGACCTCCATCGATTCTGCACAACGAGTGCTGGACGCAGGCTTTCGCACTGGGTTTGGTACGGATGTAAAAGCCAAAGCGGCTAATTTTTTGGCGGCGATGGGCGTCAAAGATGCTGGCAAGTTTGCCACTAACGCACAAACTTTCTTGCAAGCAATTAAAGAAAATGTGCTTGCAAAGCAGCTTGAGCAGAAAGGTGTGCAAACTAACCAAGACGCCGAGCGAATTGAACAAACGTTTGCTCAACTTGGCAATACGCCTGAAGCCAACCAATTCATGTTGGATGTAGCTCGCGCTCAAGCTAAACGCTCAATTGAGCAAGACCAGTTCTATCGCAAATGGATTGCGGAAAACAAAACGATGCGCGGCGCTCGCGACGCATGGTTTGAAACAGAAGGCGATAAGTCGCTGTTTGAGCGGCCCGAACTGCAACGCTACGCACCGCAACAGCGTGGTGCGGTAGGTGGTGAGCAGCCGGAAGTAATTGACTTTCGGAGTCTAAAGCGATGAATGTTCGTTTGCCTGATGGTACGGTCATACAAAACGTGCCTGACGGCACGACACGCTCGCAACTTATTCAAAAACTGGAGGCCAACGGCTACGACGTGTCCGCTCTAAAAGCGGAAGTAGAACCGGCGCCCGCTACCCGCACAACTGTTGCGGAAGCGATCCCGTTTATTCCAGGAGAAACGCGGCAGGAGCTTGGCCAAACCGTTCGCCAACTGCGAGCGGGGGCAACGCAAGCGCTGATGACACCCGCTCAGATCACAGGCGCGGCGCCTATGCTAGGGCTGCCCGCACGGGGCGCTCAAACTGAAGCGTATTTGCGCGAAGTCTACGGTGTTGACCCAACGACAACCACTGCAAAGGTTGGTCAGATCGGCACAGAAGTTGCGCTAGGAATGCCGATTGTACGGGCGGCTGGCGCAGCGCTTGGGGCGGCGTCGCCCGCGTTTGGGCAAGCCGTTAGAACAGGTGGATTCGAGATTCCGGCGGCTGTTCAGGGCGCCAAAGGCATAGGGCTGCGAGCCGCTGGCGGCGGCACAGCAGCAGTTGTCGGCACCGCGCCGTTCAGCCCTGAAGACGTGATGATGGCGGGGCCGCTTGGCGCCGTCCTAGCGCCCGTTTTCAGGTTAGGGCTCGGTGCGGCTCGGTCTGTAAAAGGTATGCTGACTCCCGCCGAACAAATTGCAGAGAACGCGCTTTTGAGCGCGGCTGGCGCAGAAGGGGTTAACGCGCTTCGCGCTACGCAAGGTATGCGAACAACCCCTGGCTATGTGCCGTCTGTGTCGGAGCGCGTTGTTGAGGGCGGCGTTGAGAACATTGCTTTGGCGGCGCTACAAGACCGCATTAAACGAGCGCCGCAAGCCGCGCAAATTCAGTTTGATGCAGTGCAAAAGAACATGGGTTATCTGCGCGGTCAGCTTGACCGCATTGAACAGCAGATAGCGCAGGAAGGCACCCAGCTTGCGCCAGCGGATCTGACGCGGTTGTCAGAAGTCAGAAACAATCTGCAACGCCAAATTGCTGGCGAGGAGCAAAACCTTAACGCGCTGATGACATCACTTCGAGGTGAACTACCGGCTAAAACGGTATACCCGGAAGGCGCGGCGCCAGGTGAAGTCATTCAATCACGCGCAGAAGCGCTGCGGCGCCGTATGCGGGCGCAGGAAGTTCAGCCGGCCTACGCCGCTGCGTTCAACGCCGCTGAAGGCGCTCAGATTGACGTTACTCCGATCGCTGACGCAGCGCGAGCCGCGCTTGGGCGCCCGCTGGCTGAGTTCGCACCGGAGTCCGCGCCAGCTATCGCGCGAGCGCTAGCTCCGCTTCAGCCCACGCCTACGGCGGGGCTCATCATTGGCCCAAACGGGCGCCCGCTGACGACCGGTGTCGAATTGCCTACTATGTCGCTTGAGCAGTTGGACGCGCTGCGTAAAGCAATCAATTCCGACATCGCCAGCGCCCAACGTAGCATGGCAGGGCTGACGCCAGCGCAAGTGCCCGATTTGATGGCGATGCACCGGCAGATTGATGAAGTGATTGCCAACACACCAAACTTGTCTGACGAGGCAAAAGCGTTGTATGGCAGAGCGCTGGAAACCTATCGGCTGCGGTTTGCGCCCGCGTTCAAAGACAACGTCACCGGACGACTGCTTAAAGATTCTGCGTTTGGTGAGACGCGCATCCTGCCAGAGAACACGGTCGCGGCCTACTTCAAAGATCCGACCGACACTCGTCAGTTCCTGACCACCTTTGGCCAAGACCCGCAAGCGCGCGCAGCGTTTACGCGCGGCATTCAAGACATGTTCCGCGACGCGGTGATCGACCCTGTCACAATGCGAGTGCGGCCTGACGCGGCCGCAACATTCCTGCAAAAGCATTCCGACAAACTTCAGTTGCTGGAGCAAAACGGCGTCCCCGTGCGTCAGCAGTTAGACCGAATCCAAACCGAAGCGGCGCGCCTTACGCAAGGGCTGGATGAGATTGGTTCGTTGCGTGGCGTTTATGGGCAAGAAAACCCGCAAGACATTGTGCAATCTTTGCTCCGTAGCCCAGCGCAAATGTCTGATGCGTTGCGGCGGTTGTCGCCAGACGGCCGCGAAGCTATTCAAGCCTCTGTAGTGCAGCGCGTCACCAACATGATCTCAGGCGACAAGCCTGACATTGGTGCGGCAGTCAAACTGCTGGCAGAGAACAGCGGTAGCATTAAACAAGTTATGGGCCGAAGCGGCTTTGCTGACTTGGAAGCGTTGGTTGAGCGCGCTGGTCAAGTTCGTAAAGTAGCGGCTGAGTTTCAGCGGTCATTGCCTGATGCTCGCGTGCAGCCTAAAGTCCAGCAAATTGTCGGCAATTTTAGTCGTGAAGACCTCACCGACCTATCTTCTGTTGCAGCCGACATCGCTCGTTTTCAGCGCGCAGAAGGACTTGCAGCCCGAGGTGAAGCGGCGTCGCGCCCATCCGCGCAACGCCTTGCTACTGAAGCCGCAGAAGAGACTTCTCCAATTCGCGGCTACAATCCGCTTGATCAAGCCACGCAGCTCGCCCTACGGGTCAGTCGACATCTTGAACAGCGTATCAACGACAAAGCGGCGACTGAACTGGCAGTGCTGATGTATCAAAAGCCTGATGAAGCCTTGGCGGCTATGCAGCGGGCGCTAGCGCGTAAAGAGCGGCGCACAATGTTTAGCGGCGCTGCGGGCCGCGCGACGGCTGTGGCAGTGCCTCCTGTAGCTGCGCCGGTTGTTAGCTTTAGTGAGGACTGACATGGCTGACCCGCTCGCCA